GCCGCAGTTAATGTTGGGTACGTTTCCTGTGGATGACCCCCAGGCACTACGCAACCCGCGTAGAGACACAACGTATGTAACGTCGGGCATTAACAGCAATGGTAATTTGTCAGGTGGTTCGCGGGATATTCAGTGGGGTTGGAACCCGGTTGGCGGGTCAAGAGGTTTTGATAATTTACTAACGCCAAATTACTTGGCATTAGCCGTACAAATTGGTACAGTAACGATACAAATAGGAGCTTAAAATGGCATACACACGATCAGCCGATGGCATTGCAAAAAAAGGTAAAACTGATGTTCAAGTTTTCCCTACCAGTGGTCCAGCCCAAAAAGAAATGATGGGCGGCACAGGTAAAGGCAAAGGAAAAACCAACGCCAATATGAAAGCTATGGGCCGTGGTTTGGCAAAAATTGCAGCACAAAAGCGAGGCTAACATGGCTACATACAGCAAAAAGATGATGGGTAAAGAAGTTGGTGATGCCAAGGTCTATGCCAAACCACATACCATGACCGGCAAAGAAGTTAAAGCTTCTTCCAATCCTGGTTCTGGCCCCGACCATAGCGATGCCGGTACAGTCAATATGGCTGTAGGTAACGTGTATCGTCGTGCACAACCAGAAGCCAAGACAACTGGTATCAAGATGCGCGGTGCAGGTGCAGCAACTAAAGGCGTAATGTCAAGAGGCCCGATGGCATGAACTACACCCAGCTTGTCACGCAAGTAAACGATTACTGCGAGAACTCTTTCCCAACTGACAATATGAATACGTTCATTCGTCAGGCGGAGCAGCGCATCTATAACACGGCGCAACCTGCTAATCTAAGAAAGAACGTGACAGGCCAGTTAACTGCCAGCAATAAGTATTTAGCAGCGCCGTCTGACTTTTTGTCCACGTATAGCCTTGCCATATACCCGGCTTCTGGCACGGGCGACTACTTGTATTTGTTAAACAAAGATGTGAACTTCATGCGTGAAGCATATCCAAACCCAGCAACTACAGGTAAACCTAAACACTACGCCATCTTTGGTCCACAGTCTAATGATGTAAACGAGTTGTCGTTTATGGTGGGGCCCACGCCCGACGCGGCTTACAGGGCTGAGTTGCATTACTATTATTATCCTGAGTCCATTGTGACTGCCACTACATCTTGGCTAGGTGATAACTTTGATTCTGTGCTTTTGTATGGAACTATCTGCGAAGCTTACACCTACATGAAGGGTGATGCCGGCATGGTTCAACTTGCGCAAGAGCGTTATGTCCAGGCAATTGCTCTGTATAAAAATCTGGCTGATGGTAAGCAACGCATGGATGCTTATCGTGATGGTCAATTGAGGGTTCAAGTATCATGAGCATTCTTCAAACCGCAACCACAAGCTTTAAGGTTCAACTGCTTCAGGCGGTTCACAACTTTGGCCCAACAACGCCCAACACATTTAAGATTGCTCTGTACACAGCAGCGGCAGACATTAACGCAAGTACCACAATTTATACAACTTCAGGTGAATTGCCTAGCACTGGCGGATATTCGGCAGGTGGAAATACATTGGTGATTTCTGTATCGCCAACTTCTGGCAATAACTCAGCATCTGTTCCAACTGCTTTTATTTCGTTTCAGAATAGTTCTTGGGCAAATGCCACGTTTACTTGCCGTGCAGCACTAATTTACAATTCAACTCAGGGCAACAAATCAGTTGCTGTGTTGGACTTTGGCGCAGACAAAACAGTTAACAACGACACATTCACAGTTATCTTCCCAACGCCCGATGCCAATAGTGCAATCGTTCGTATCTCTTAAGGACGCATCATGAGTACAGAAAAAAGCAAAGCCCAAGATCAAGTGTCTGCTGGGTTGTTGACATTCCCCAAGAGCGGCGATTCTGCTTCTGCGGGCGGTGTTTACACCGTTACTTGCGTAGGCCCAGATGGGGTTGAGAAGTGGTCTGACACCTTCCACAACTTGGTTGTGAACGAAGGCTTGCAGTACATGAATCAGACCTTCTTCAAGGGTTCTGGCTACACGGCTGTTTGGTACTTGGGTCTGGTAACTGGCCCCGGCTCTGGTACTACGTACGCCGCTGGTAACACACTGGCATCTCACGCTGGCTGGACAGAGAACACAGATTACACTGGTAGCCGCAAGACCGTGACTTTTGGTACAGCCACTACCGCAGACCCTTCAGTGATTAGCAACTCAGCTTCGCCTTCTGCTTTCAGCATTACTGGTACGGCTACGATTGCTGGCGCGTTCTTGGCATCAACCACTGATAACTCAGGTGTTTTGTTCTCTGCCGGTGACTTCACTGGTGGTGATAAGTCTGTAGCCAGCGGTGACACACTGAACGTAACGTATCAGTTCTCCCTCGACGCTGCCTGATAGGTAGAGCGGTGTTCGGAGATGTAACATTTGCACAGTCTCCTTTCGCCTCGTTAGGCGGGGCTACGTTTGGTGTCGACATTTCTGAATCCGCAGTAGCAAATAACGTTCAGTCGGTGTTGGCTACATTTGCTGGGACTGAAGCTGAACTGGCCGTTGCCTCAGAGGTGCAATCTGTTATTGCTCAGTTTCTTGCTAGACAAGAGGAAACAGCTACGGGCACTGACACGTTTAACACCATCAATAACATCTTTGGCGTTTCTCTGTCTGAGTCTGCCGTCGGTACAGATACAAACAGTGCCGTAGCTACACTTATTGGCGCTATTGCCGAGGCTGCTACTGGCGCTGACTCGTTTATTTCTCGTGCAGACTTTGCCGCAGCCATTGAAGAGATGGGGTTGGTGTTTGACCAATTCACGACGGCAAGGTTTGTTAATGCAGCACTTGCAGAAGGCGCTACAGCTACAGATGAGTATTTGGTTAGAACTATCTTTGGCGCTACTGTTGCCGAAAGTGTGGTTGGGTCTGACGCTTTAATACCTGTAAGAGAAATCAATGCGCGGGTTACAGGCATTCAACTTTACGTCAATATTGGTAATGCGCTTATTTGGGCGGTAATTGATGACACACAGAGCGCAAACTGGCAAAATATCAACAATGTTCAAGGCAGTGGCTGGACAGTCATAGACGATGAACAAACCCCCGGTTGGACGAACATCCCATCGTAAGGATAAAAAATGGCGTTAGTACTAAGAGATCGGGTCAAAGAAACGTCCACAACGGCTGGGACGGGCACGATAACGCTTGCTGGCGCAGTCACAGGCTTTCAATCTTTTGCCACTGTAGGTAACGGCAATACCACTTATTACGCTATCGTAGACAACGCCACAGGCGCATGGGAAGTTGGTGTTGGTACATACACATCTTCTGGTACTACGCTGTCCCGTGACACCGTGCTTTCTTCTAGCACAGGCGGAACATTGGTCAGCTTTACAAGCAACCCAAAAGATGTATTTGTAACTTACCCATCCTCACGGTCGGCGTACCAAAACGAAGCAGGGACGCAAGTAGTTCAAACTTCATTTGGCGCAATTACGGCTACGTCTGCGGCACTGACAACGGGCACAATTACCACGGCTCCAGTTAACAACACAGACATTGTTAACAAGCAATACGCTGACGCTATTGCATCTGGCATTCACTTCCACGAAGCAGTGGAGTTGGCGACTACCGCAGCACTACCAGCTAATACGTACAACAACGGAACATCTGGGGTAGGGGCAACGCTTACAGCAAATGCTAATGGCGCTCTATCTGTAGACTCAACGCTTACTGTTGTGGCAAACCGGATACTGGTCAAAAACGAAGTTACGCAAGCAAACAACGGTGTTTACACGGTTACGCAAGTTGGTTCTGCTGGAACACCGTACATCCTGACCCGCGCTACCGATTTTGATACTGTAGGAACCGGAGTTGACCAGATTGACGAAGGCGACTTCTTCTTGGTAACTAGCGGCACGGCTAACGCCAATACCGCTTGGGTTCAGCAGACCGCCCCTCCTATAACAATTGGCACAACGGCCATTGTGTTCCAGCAGTTCTCTGCGCCAATCACCTACACGGCTGGCACAGGTCTGAGCGAGTCTCCCACCTACACATTTAATATTGCTAACATTGGCACTGCGGGTACATACGGCTCTGCCTCGGCTGTCCCCGTGTTTGTAACTAATGCACAAGGCCAAGTTACTTCTGTAACCAATACCAACATTGCAATCAACGGCTCTGCTGTAACGGGCAACATCTCTGGATCGGCTGGGTCTGTGGCGAATGCGCTGACGTTGGGTACATACCTGACGGGCACAAGTTATAACGGCTCTGCTGCTGTAACAGCAACCGTTGACGCGACTTCGG